GGTTTCTCTTCTTTCTTCTTACCAAAGATTGCATCCCAATTACTATCAAACTTCTCTCTATCTTGAATAGGTCTAGGTGTGTCACCTTTACCATTACCACAAGGTCTATGCTTCATTTCTCACTCGCTTTCTTTAGTATTGCTCTAGCAAAATTATGGATGGCTTCCGTATCCCATGCATCAGGTGTTCCATCACACCACATACCTGTTTCCTCAGCACAAAGGTATATTTCCTCATCACTTAACTCTCTTGGTTCAAATTGTGCAGGTCTAGCTTCGTATTCACTAAAGTGTTTCTCACATAAGCTTCCATAAGATATAGCAGGTTCACACTCTCGTGATTCACTATCCCACTCACTAGGAAAGCCACCATGTTTTGATTCACAACCACAACTAAGGATGTATGTCATATCCTACAATCGCCTCCGTATAAATGTACTGCCTACCAATCTCGTTATCAATGTCAACGCATACGCATTCACGTTTAAGGTTACTAATGTATGGATCTCTAACAAGCGTAGCAGTACTTGTTAATGTTCCTGCTACCCTGTTAACTACTCTATCACCTGCTTTATAATCGCTCAATTCCTTGCCTCACTCTATATGGAAACTTATTCTCTAACCAAAAGCATCTGCGTTGATAGTCATCACTGATTGCTCTATACCCAGTCCATCCTTTGTAGCTAGTGCAATGGTCTATGTTGTCTACATAGTTAGCCAGTGAACCATAAGCAAAGCCACCGAAGAAAGTAAACAGTCCTAATAAAACATATCTCATAATGACTTCTCCGCATCAGGCATCTCAACCATACGACCAGTGTGTCTTGAGTACAACAAGCGACAAGCTTTACCAGTCAGTCCACTAAAACGATTCTTCAACACACGAACATGAGTAGTGTTTCGCTCTACTGGATCTTCATGCTGTCCGTTACGCTCTAAGCCAATCACGATATCACTTAACTGTGCAATCGAACCTGAACCTCGTAGCTGTGCTAATGAAGTCACTGCTCCTTCCTCGTGTCCTTTATCGCTAGGTCTTTTCAAGTGTGACACCACAAATAAACTAATCCCTGTTTCCTGTACTAACATGCGAAGCTTCGTCATGATCTCATCGATTGCTTTACGCTCATCACCTGAGTCCTGTGCTGATACGATGATACTCACATGGTCTACAAAAACATATTTACAATCAAGCCCACGAGCCATGAACCGAACCCGATTAAGTATATTGTCGATAGAAGTACTCCCGAAATGATCAAACAAAAATAACCTATCAGTGCCAAGAGTTGCGTCAAAAGCATACTTTCTTTCCTCATCAGTAGCACTGCTGTCAGGCAAGTGCAATGGTTTATCAACAGCTAAGCTCATCAATGACTGAGCAGTCTTCTTTACAGATTCTTCCAAGAACATCAAGCCAATGTTATCGTCAGAGTTATTCAAGATATGCCACACAATCTCACGCAAGAACTGTGACTTACCAAGTCCTGAACCTGCTGTGACTGTGACTAGCTCACCTTTACGCACACCATAGGTTAAGTTATTAATCCCATAGTAGGGGTACATCACATCAGCTTTCTCTACTGGCTTGTTAACTTCTTCCCATAGCGTAGAACCTGCAACGATACCATCAGGTACGAACTTCTCAGCACCCCACCACTTGTCAACAAAGGTCTTCACATCATTGACTGCTAAGTAATCACATGCATCCTTGTATCCTGTACCGCTATGATTGAACACATGTGCCTTAGCACCAAACAATTCAGCTACCTCTTTAGAAGCTGACACTCCTTGCTCATCAGCGTCAAAGCAGATAACAATCTTCTCAAAGCTGTTAAGATATTCATACTGTGCCTTGCAATCCTTGAGTGCATTACCTGCTCCGTTGCGGATAGACACGACTGGATATCGTGAACCAGTCATCTGATAGCAAGCCATTGCATCGAACTCACCCTCAGTGATTGTCACTGCACGACCACCCTTATTGAACAAGTGTTGTCCAAATAATGTAGCATCAGACCACTCACCTGTACTACTGAATGTCTTCTCTTTCTTTCCACGCATCTTAGAAGCAACGAGTGAACCATTCACATCATAATATGGAAAGTATATCTTACTGTCATCGACTCTGACCCCGAATACTTCAGAAGTCTGAGCAGTAATTCCACGCTTAGTGAACGGAATAAACCTTGCTTCCTCAGGAATGCCCTTAAAACGCTCTGTATTCAATTTAAATTTCTTCCTTAGGTTAGGTATTACTGTGTCATCAATCGCCTCTCTAAGAGGCTTTGTATTCGTTTTACAGCTAAAGCAATATGTATGACCGTCATCATAGTACGATAACGCATCACTTGAACCACAATCTTTACATGGTTTATGTGCTTTAACGATCCTCGATGATTGCTTGTCATCTTTGTACATTCTTAATCCTCTTAAGTATTTCCTGATACTGATTCCAGTCCTGTTCAAAACCAATCAAGGCATCATCAGGGTTATTGTAGATATCAGGATAGTTCTCATGAAGTATATCTAAAAAGTTTAACCAGTTATAAATATCGACAATGATATCATCTTCATTCTTCATCAAAGTCTAACGCTTTTCTTGTATGATAGTTATCAATTAAGTCAATGATACATTCGTATCCATATTCGTCTATCATATCGACAATATCCATTAGTGCAAAATGTAAACGATATTCACGCTCTTGATTATAGTCTTCAAAGTTTAACATATATGTCCTTATATAGTATAGTATTACTTATATGATTGTTTTTAACTTCCATAGTACTCTTAGAGTCTTAAGAGTTTACTTAGTAAGTAAATAGGGTAGCACACCTGTTTTAATTTGTCAATCTTTTTATTCATTCTCTAGATCCTCTTCTTCAGTTCTTTCTTCATTAGTTAGTAAGTCCTCACGCTCTAGCGAAGGCACTACTCTAGCGATAGTTAGATAACACTTATTGCACATATCTAAAAACTCGTTCGTCACAGTAGATCTTCTTGTCGCTTCAAAATCATTCAAAGCTTTATCACAACATACGCATCTCATAATAAACACTCCCCCACTTTATTGTAAGCCCATGTAAAGGCATCAGTACGCTTGTTAAAAACTTTATGCATAACTATTGTATCACATTTGAAGCGAGAGTCAAGAGCCAATAGCTTATCTCTTTCGTACTCGCATTTCACGATGCGGTAAAGTTGGTTATCTTCGTCTAAAATCTTGTAAATCTTCATTACATCCTCTCTAATTTCTCAATTGAAATATCTTCACGATACAATACATGATCCCAGTCAGTGTGATCCATATCATCGTCCCAATCTACACCATAAGCCACAATGTGGATAACCTCAGGATCTTCTTCGTCTTGTGATACATTAAGCGTAAAGTCCTCCGCATAGTAGAACCAATCAGGATCGACAATCTCGCTTTCCCAGTCTTCATTATACTCGATCAGCTCTGTCTTATATTCTTTAATCAATTCATAAATTCTAGGTATAAGTTCCATGATTATTCTTCCTCTTGATCTAGATAAGCTTGATATGTTTCGCTTTTGTTAGCTTGTAAATATGTAATAAGTTTAGTATACGCATACATTAAATCAAAATAACTATCCTGTAATTGATAATATTTTTCTTCAGTAATGTCTTCATTCATAATATATAAGTCCTATATAAATAATATCCCATGTGAATAATAACATACATACTCGTGATAAGCAATAGCCAATATACTTGCTTCTCTTCCAGTTGATCACGCTTAGATTGCTCTAAGAATATCTTCCTATAAGGTTTACCAAAGTCATACATAATTTATCCTTTCAATTTAAAACAAGCCCATATTCTAACATTACCACGCATTGGCATGGCATCGTATACCGTACCGTCCTTAACGGCGAATGCATGATTCTTTTTAATAACTACCCATGATCCCTCTTTACCTGTATGCTTTAGGAAATAAGATAGAGTAGGATAGTTTCGACAGTAAGTATAATTGTATCCTATTAAATCTTTCTTAGTGATCTTCT